CCGCTGAGAGTCCCAAAAAGCCCCGTTAACGCGGGGTTTTTTTTGTCCGTAGCATATTGACTGGCTGAATAATAAAAAGGATAATTACAAGTAATTCAATGACGTGAGAGGTACATATATGAAATTCAAAAAGCAATACAATTTGCTGTCGGTCGGAAGCAATGCAAAAATCAAGAAGCCTGACACCGGTGAAGAGTATATTATCGCCGGACTGTCGTTAATGCCTTCGGACTATGCTGAAGGTATCAATGTCTGTCCGATGTCAAAGCTCGCCGGCTGTCGTGAGACTTGCCTTGTTTGGGCAGGTCGCGGGAATATGCCGTCAGTTGTCAATGCTCGGACGCGTAAAACTGAATTATATCGAGATGACCGCGAGACGTTTTTCGCAATGTTACGCGGTGATATTTTCGCATTCATTCACGACTGCAAGAAGCACGAAGTAAAACCGGCGATTAGATTAAATGTAATAAGCGATATTAACTACAGGAAAATAATCGAGGAATTTCCGCAAGTGCAATTTTACGACTACACAAAAAATATCAAATGGCATAAGAAGGTCGCACCGGCTAACTATCATTTGACTTTTAGTTATTCGGAAGCGAACCCAAAGTATATGAAGTTATTCGAGCCTGTCTGGAAGTCTAGCTACAATATCGCCGTCGTATTTAAAGGTAAGACTCTTCCGGATACCTTCAAGGGTCGGAAGGTTATCAATGGCGACCTAACCGACCATCGATTTCTAGACCCTAACGGCGTCGTCGTCGGTCTACTGGCTAAAGGTAAGGCTAGGAAGGATGACAGCGGATTTGCTATAGACCTATTGACTATCTAGACTAAGAGGCGTATCGTTTGCACTTAGTTAGTTAGTTATATATTGTTAGAAGTTGTCACCGGTGACAGCATTTAACAAATTTTTAACCCTCACCGGCGAGGAAAACTGAAATGATAAATATTTATCACGACAGCTTGACACCTAAAAAATCATTTTTTCATTTTGATATTTTAGGTCTAAAGTTTAGACTAAAGACTTATCCTAGAGAATCCATTAAAAAATACAATGTGTACGCGGATAATCAGGGCTATGGTCTAAACTTTGGTAAGCGTAATTTCAAAGTATATACCGCTTAAAAGCTATAAAAACTAAGGGCTAACTTCGGTTAGCCTTTACTCTTTATAACTAAATAGAGAGGTAAACGCCTATGAAACACCTAGATTAGGGAATAGTAAGGTCAAGGTCGGTGCGAGAAGTACGCGAGAATCGAATCCTCGTAAGCCTATTTCACCGGTTTTGCCCTCAAAAGCATTTATAACAGTGTTTTTGAGAGTAAGACCAAGAGTAAGACTTTTTTAACTTTAATACAAGGAAAAATATATTATGAATGATAATAATTTTGTACGGGTAGAGGAACGCCCGCTACATTTTGAAAGCCCGCACCTATACGGAACGCATAGCTATACGGGTTTTGGGAATGTTAAAGATTTCAAGGCGATAGTTAACCCTGAGACAGAAAAGATAATATCTGTCGTGGGTAGTGGCTATCAATTAGTGCAGAACGCTGACATATTCCCACAATATGACGAGGCTATAGAGCTATCCGACCTAAATACTAAAGGTATGGAACGAAAGGTCTATACGTCCCATAGTGGCGGAAGGACTAAAGTAGAGTACACATTCCCTGAGCATAGGGTATCTATAAAGGACGATGACGAGCTAGATTTAACTCTAACTGTCCTAAATAGCTACGACACTAGCTGGAGGTTTCGCTCTATACTAGGTGCTTTCCGATTGTTATGTGCTAATGGAATGATAGTAGGTACGGCATTCCAACAGTACGCTCATAAGCACACGCTGAACCTAGACACTGATAGAGCTATCAAGGACTTAGCATTGTCTCTAGATTTTTTCGAAGAGAATGCTGACAGTTGGAGGGAATATCCTAATGTCCGCGTGAATGCTTTTCAGGTAGACAGAGTATTCAAGGCTCTAGCTAAAGACTCTAAGTCTATTAGAGTGTCATTAGATGAGAGTCACGAAGGCTATGTTAGAAGATTAGGTGATAACCTGTGGGCATTATTCAACACTCTAACGCACTGGTCGACTCACTACAAGGTGAAAAATACGGCTAACACATCGTCTATAATTCTCAATAGGGAGGATAAGGTTAGAAAAGTCCTACCTATGCTAGACGACATTCGTTTTAATCAACCTGTCGTAAGGGGTACTTATGCACATTGATGCTATAACTGAGTCTGACGCACACCGAATAGCTACGGCTAAGGTGTGCGAACAGCTCCCTAAGAACGAATGGTGCGAGGAGGGTTCAGTCCTCTTCGCCCTTCGTAAATTAACTGAGAGAGTGGAAATTCTCGAGAAGGAGGTAGAGAAGTTATGACTAAGAAGGTAAAGAGTAAACTCAATCCTGTCCCCTTCTTTCAGAGGCTAGTGAATGCTTACTACAATCCTGTCACCGGTGACAACATTAAGGTGAATGCTGACGGCATACCTATTACTTATGAGAATAAGGACGAGCTGTCAGCTGAGGACATTGAGTCAGCAGGGGCGGACGAATGAGATGTCGATGTTGTGATAGACTACTCACCGACTGGGAGGCTAAGGCTAGAGACTCTAAAGATAAGTCTCAGTTCCTAGACCTATGTAGTATCTGCCGTCATAAATCTAACTATTATCTTGAGGAGGAGGAGGTTATAAAAAAAGAAGATATTAATATTGATTATGGGTAAAAGTGTAGTATAATATTACTATAGATATTAATTAAAGTGATAACCATTATGATTGTCACTTTGATTAATTCTATAGTTGAATGATTAAGGAAGCACTTGGCTAAAGGATTTCCATTGCATCTTACGGGGTGTTAAACCATACGAAGGTATGAAGATGGTCGGACTGCGAAGTACAAGCGGGGTTCTTTCAGGTAGAGTCGAGTAAAGGCTCTACTAGGTGGGAAGCTGGAACGTAATTAGACACTCTATAAGATATAAGTTAAGAGACGATTTTATAGCTGGGTGAAAAACTAATGATTTACTCTACGCTAAACTCTCATCTTACAAGTGTTTCACTTAATCGTTTACAGACTGAGGTAGTCTTAGAGACCGCTACCTTTCAGTCTATTTTGTAGGTCTCGAGGAAGATAAATATGGTAACTAAAGGAATAGCAAAGTACGTCTATCTAGATAGCACGGAAAAATTTCAAGGTGAGGACACTGGTAAGTACACACTTACTGTCGCCCTTGACTCTAAGGAAGCTAAGGCTCTAGAGAGTGAAGGTGTTAAGGTTCGCACTATCAAGACTGAGGACGGTGGCTCTTATAAAGCCCGTAAATTCTCAACAAAATATCCTCTCTCATTTGAAATGGTCAAGACTGTAGACGGTGAGTCTATAGGTCACGACTTTGGAGCAGAGAGTGTTGTTGAGGTACTCTGGAAAAAAGGTAACGAACACCCGCAACACGGTGTAGCTACCTATCTCACTGCGGTCAAGGTACACGAACGTACCGAAGGCTACAAGTCTGCTGACGCTGAGACCGGTGAGTTCTTCTCTGCATAATGCCTCTACATTCGTAGAGCATTCGCCCTGCCCTGCTTGTCGAGAGACAGGTGGGGACAGAGCAGGTGATAACCTATCGGTCTATTCTGACGGTCACGGTTATTGTAACGCTTGTGGACATTATCAAAAAGATGTCACCGGTGACAACAATTTTATAGAGAAGGAGGTAAGAGTTATGCAAACAATTACACCGCGAGGTGTGTCTAATTCTGCTATCAAGGATAGGAGGATATCATCTAAAATCACATCTAAGTTTGGTGTGACTGTAGGTTTCGATAAGGCAGGTAAGGTAGAGAAACATTACTACCCATACTACGACTCTAACGAGAGCAATAGGCTACTCGGTTATAAAGAGAGGACTGTCGAGACTAAAGAGTTTCAAATCTTAGGTACTAATAAAGGCTCAGGTCTATTCGGACAGAACGCTAATCGTTCAGGAGGCAAGTACCTAACTATATGTGAAGGTGAGCTAGACGCCCTATCTGTAAGTGAGATGTTTGACGGCAAGTGGCAGGTGGTCTCTCTAAAGAATGGAGCGTCTTCATCTGCACGGGATGTCAAAGAAAATTTAGAATACATCGAGTCCTTCGATAATGTAGTCTTGTGTTTCGACCAAGACCAAGCAGGGTGGGACGCTGTTAAGTCCTGTCAGGATATTATATCTGTCGGCAAACTAAAGATATGTAAGTTGCCTATGAAGGACGCTAGTGAGATGTTAATGAACGGTAAGATTAAAGAGTTCACTAATGCTTGGTGGTCTGCTGAGTCTTACACACCTGCAGGTATCATTAAAGGTTGTGATACTTGGGAACATCTATTGAGAGATGAGAACATTGTCTCTATAGACTATCCGTATCGAGGTCTGAATATGCTGACCTACGGGTTCAGAGAGAAGGAGCTAGTGACTATCACCAGTGGTGCAGGTATGGGTAAGACCAGTCTCGTAAAAGAGTTGGAAGCATACATACTAGATACGACTGACGATAACCTAGCTATCATTCACTTGGAAGAGTCTATCGAGCGTAGCGTAAAAGGTCTTATGTCTATTGAAGCTAATATGCCTATCCACATACCTCAGTTTGAACGAGAGCTGAGTGATGAAGTCAAGAAGGATTTATGGCAGAGGTCTGTCGCTGATAAGAATGTTTATTTCTATGACCACTTCGGTAGTATGTCGGAAGACTCACTACTTAATGTGATTAGAACTTATGCTAAATCGTTCGATTGTAAGTGGATAGTTTTAGACCACCTATCAATCGTAGTCAGTGACCAAGACGGAACACTAGATGAGCGTAAGACTATTGACGCTATTATGACCAAGCTTAGGAAGATAGTACAAGAGACAGGAGTAGGCTTATTCCTTATATCTCACTTGAGACGACCTGCGGGTAGGGCTCACGAAGATGGAGGACAGATAAGTCTAGCAGAGCTGAGAGGTTCATCCTCTATCGCACAACTGTCTGATATCGTCTTAGGATTGGAACGTAATCAACAAGCCGAAGACCCTATCATTAGAAACCAAACGACTGTTAGGGTTCTAAAGAATAGGTTCTCAGGTCTAACTGGTAAAGCCTGTAAACTACAATATGATAGTGAGACAGGTAGACTGACGGAGGTATTGGAAGATGACGAAAGCTTTTTTTGATATAGAAACTGACGGACTCAACGCTACTCGAATACATTGTATATGTGCAATGCTTGATGACGGTGAGCCCACTGTATATAACTTTATAGGGGAAAATACATATGGAAATTTTAGAGAGTGGTTGGCAACAGAGGATGTCGACACGCTTATTGGACACAACATTATTAACTTTGATGTTCCTATCTTGCGTAGGCTTAGTGGCTTTCGTTGGGATTTTAATCTACGGGACACTCTTGTACTTAGTAGACTTAGCAACCCTAGTTTAGAGGGAGGTCATAGTCTCCGCTCTTGGGGAGAGAGGCTAGGTAAGTATAAGGACGACTATCAAGGCGGTTGGGAAAGGTGTACCCGAGAGATGGTGGAGTATTGCCGACAGGATGTAAGGGTTACTAAGGCTTTATATAAGCACCTCAACGAACAGGAAGATACAGAGTCAGCAGAGATAGAACATAAGACCGCTGACATCATCAAGAAGCAGACCGATAACGGTATGTTACTCGATGAGAAGAGAGCGTATGAGCTGTTGGCTGAGATGAAAGAGATGGTCATCTATCTAGAGGATGAGGTACACGCAAGGTTTGAACCTCTACCTGTATGGACACCTCTCAATTATCCTGATGGTAAGACTAAGAACAAAGATGGTTCTATATCTAAACGCTATCAAGCACAGTTGGATAAAGGTGCTAGTTGGCAACACATTGGTGAGAGGACAGGTGCTGGTGAGACTGAATGGGGATACTATGAGTATCCTGAGTTCAATCTTGGTTCTCGTCAGCAGATAGCTAAGTATCTACAGCACTTCGGTTGGAAACCTACAGCTTTCACAGAGAAAGGTAATGTCATTGTAGACGAGAAGGTTCTCAAGACTGTAGACATACCTGAAGCTCAGCTGATTGTAGATTATCTGACAATAACTAAGCGTATCGCTATGGTCAAGAGTTGGATAGAGGCTATAGATGAAGATACTGGCAGGGTACACGGTAGTGTTAATCCTTGTGGTGCGGTGACGGGACGAATGACTCATTCCAAACCTAACTGTGCTCAAGTACCTGCGTCCAAGTATGGTGAAGATGGTGATGTTCTATGGGGTTTTGATGGTAACTATGGTGCTGACTGTCGTGACCTATGGATTGTACCTAAAGGTTACAGTCTAGTAGGTATAGACGCTAGTGGTCTCGAGCTGAGAATGTTAGCTCACTATATGAATGACGCTAAGTATACTAAAGAAGTAGTCAGTGGTGATATTCATACTGCTAATCAGAAGTCAGCCGGACTCAAAACTAGAGACCAAGCTAAGACTTTCATCTATGCTTTCCTATATGGAGCAGGTGATGTTAAGATAGGTCAGGTTGCAGGTGGTGGTGCACCTCGAGGTCGTCTACTCAAGAAGAACTTTCTAGACAACACACCTGCACTAAAGAACCTTAGAGATAAGGTTCGTCTCACCAGTAAGCAAGGATGGGTACGGGGATTAGATGGTAGGAAACTACACATACGCTCTGAACACTCAGCACTCAACACTCTATTACAGAGTGCAGGTGCGGTGATAATGAAGAAGGCTTTGATACTGCTAGACGGGTATGCAAAAATATACAATATAGACTACAAGTTTGTACTTAATGTACACGATGAGTTCCAATGTGAGGTCAGGGAAGACCAAGCAGATTTCTTCGGGGGTCTAGCAGTTGGTGCAATAGTACAAGCAGGTGAATCTTTTAACTTAAACTGTCCTTTGGACGGTCAATATAAGGTAGGTAAAACGTGGCAACAGACACACTAAGAACCTGCATAGATTGTAATTTGACTGCAAAAACTGAGGAAGAATTAAATCTATTTGTAATATGTAAAAGACACACTCACAACAGAAGAAATTTATGTTATAAATGTGAGAACAAAAGAGAAAATATATGGCGAGCTAAGAATGGTGAATCTATATTACGCAAGAGACAGAAACACTATGCAGAAAAAGTATATGGCACAACATATGAAGAATATCAAAAGAGAATGTCAAGCAGTGACAAGTGCCAAGTTTGTGGTAGTAAAGATAGCCTTTGTTATGACCACGACCATAATACTATGAAATTTAGAGGAGTATTATGCAATAAATGTAATAGGTCTATAGGTCAGTTAGGTGATACAGTAGAATCTATACAAAAAGTTTTATTTTATTTAAAAAGTAAGGAGGTACAATGAGTACAGACACACTGATAGAAGACATATATCAAATGATAGACACCAAGAAGATTGAATTTGGTGTAGATGTCGATAAAATAATAAATGACTTCGGTGAGAACGTGAAGAAAATCTTAAAGGATAATATTACAGAACACGAGTTTGATAGACGTAAACTTCGTATGTCTAACATAGGTAAGAAGGATAGACAACTGTGGTATTCTTATAATGGATATGAGGGTGAGAAACTTATGCCTCACACTCGCATAAAATTCCTCTACGGTCATTTGATTGAAGAGATGGTATTGGCTCTAGCGAAGCTCTCAGGACATAAGGTAACTGATACACAGAAGAGAGCAGAGGTAGAAGGTATCAAAGGTTCTATGGACTGTAAGATAGACGGGATAGTGACTGATGTTAAGTCTGCGTCACCTTACGGGTTCAAGAAATTCAAAGATGGTTCTCTAATAAATGATGACCCCTTTGGATATGTAGACCAAATCAAAGGTTACGCTCATTCTGAGGGTGAGACAGAGATGGGTTGGTTAGTTATGGATAAGACCAACGGACATTTGACTTACTTGAAGTATGATATGGCTGATGAGTCTCAATGGTACTGGACTAAACTAAACTTCTTCTCGATAGTAGAACGAATTAAAGCTATCAAGAATATAGTTAAGTTATCTAAGCCACCTAAGAGATGTTATGAGCCGATTCCCGATGGTAAGTCAGGCAATATGAAGTTAGGTGTAGGATGTAGCTATTGTTCTTATAAGCACGAATGTTGGGGGAAAGACCTCAGAACATTTATATATGCTAATGGACCAAGATTCCTAGTTGAAACTGTAAATGTACCTAATGTTCTAGAGGTTGACAAAGATGGCAATAAAATTTCGCAGTAAGCTTGAGAAAGAATGTGCCACAGCATTGGGAAAGGAGTGGAAGTATGAACCCTGTAGGGTAGCCTATACTATCCGAAAGAACTACACACCTGATTTTGTTAAGGGTAGATACTATATAGAAGTTAAAGGGTTCTTTAGGACGGGGGATAGACAGAAGTACAGGTCTATTGCTGAACAATTAAATTTTGAAGGCAAAGAGCTAATCTTCTTAATGCCCCGTCCCCATTCTAAGGTGGCTAAAGGTAATAAAATTACCTATGAACAATGGTGTGCTAAGTATGACATTAAAATATTCTCGACTAAACAGATAGAGGAGTTGAAAAAATGGACGAAGAAGTAAAAGTCTCATATAAGGGTGTATTAGATACATCAGGTTTTGAGCAGATGACAGAACAACAGAGTAGTTCACCTGTGAAACAAAAAGATGTCACCGGTGACAACATTAATCCCATACATTACAAGCAGGGGAAGATTGAGGTCATAGATTTTATCTTAGACCAAAAGATGGATTATCTTACTTCTAATATTTGCAAGTATATCTGCAGATGGAGGTTTAAGGATGGTATATGTGACCTGAAAAAGGCTAGGTGGTATTTAGATAAGCTTATAAAACAGGAGGAAGGGAAGGATGGCTCTGACCCTAAATGAACTGAAGGAACGAATAGTTCAAGAAGACATAGACCCTTGTACTCTGTGTGAAATATTAGATATTGAATCAGAAGATATATTACACAAGTTTGAGGATAAATTAATTTCAAAGAGAGAGGAGTTTGAAGATGTTGATGATTACGGGTGAAAACTTTATACTATTAATATCAGCCTTATTAATATTGGGTGCTTTTATGATATGGAGGCACGGACAGAAGTGCTACGATAAAGGAATAACGGACGCTATCCTTATGCACAGGAATGGCAGATTAACTTACAAAGATTACCTAGATGATAATGGTAAGAAGATGGTGGATATTGAAATTGAACCTATAGATGAAGACTAGAAAACCACACCCTGTTAAGAACAAATTGGAGTATGCCTTGAGGTATGATAGGCTGTGGCATACTAAAACTATTACAAATAAAAAGAAAGAACAGAAGAAGAGAGGAGGACATTTAAGTGAAAACATTACCGAATGACTATCAAAATTTTATAGCACTCAGCAGATACGCTAGGTGGCTACCCGAAGAAAACAGACGAGAGACTTGGCAAGAGACTGTCGCTCGTTACTTCGATTTTATGGAGGGACACTTGAAGGAAAACACGGAAGGTATCCTTACATCTAAGACTAGGAGTGAATTGGAAAAAGCAGTTCTGAACCTTGAGGTTATGCCTAGTATGAGAGCTCTTATGACTTCAGGCGAAGCTCTCAAAGATAACAACATAGCAGGATATAATTGTGCCTACCTTAGTGTAGACCACCCGAAAGCTTTCGATGAATGCTTATACATTCTTATGCACGGTACTGGTGTAGGCTTTAGTGTCGAGAGACAGCACATCAATAAGCTACCTGATATACCTGAAGAAGTAGTAGATGTCGATGATACTATCGTAGTACAGGATAGTAAGGAAGGTTGGCAGTCAGCATTCAGAAAACTAATCAGTTATTTATTTGATGGTGAAGTACCACAATGGGATACATCTAAGGTTAGACCTAAAGGTTCTAGACTCAAGACATTCGGTGGTAGAGCTAGTGGTCCTGAACCACTGGTGGACTTGTTCCACTTCTCTTGCAACATCTTTCGTAATGCGTCAGGTAGAAAACTCAATTCATATGAGTGTCACCGTCTGATGTGTAAGATAGCTGAGGTCGTGGTCGTTGGAGGTGTGCGTAGGTCTGCACTTATCAGTCTATCTAATCTCACTGATGAGCGTATGCGTGGTGCTAAGACTGGACAGTGGTGGATAGATACACCTGAGATGGCACTGAGTAATAACTCTGTCTGTTATACAGAGAAGCCTGATATGGGTATCTTTATGAAAGAATGGTTATCACTATATGAATCCAAGTCAGGTGAGCGTGGTATCTTCAATAGAGAATCTGCGATAAAACAAGTAGCTAAGAATGGCAGACGAGATACCGAACACGAATTTGGATGTAACCCTTGTTCTGAGATTATACTCAGGGACGGACAGTTCTGTAATCTTACAGAGGTGGTGATTAGAAATACTGATGGTATAGAAGACATAAAGAGAAAGGTCAGACACGCTACGATACTCGGTACATTCCAAGCGTCACTAACAAATCTTAGAAGACTTAGGAAGAAGTGGACTATCAATACAGAAGAGGAAGCACTCTTAGGTGTGTCTCTCACCGGTATTATGGATAACTCATTTATGAATGGCGTCAGTAGAAAAGATTGGGGATGGCACACTAAAGAGACCTTGCCTGACTTCCTTCTAATGCTAAAAGAATTAGCAATAAAGACTAATAAGGAATGGTCTAAGACATTAGGAATCAATCCGTCTACATCTATCACTGCTATTAAACCTAGCGGTACTGTCAGTCAACTGGTTGATTCAGCGTCAGGTATCCACCCGAGACATAGTAGGTATTACTTGCGTAGAGTTAGAGCAGATGTTAAAGACCCTATCGCACAACTGATGAAGGACGAGGGCGTACCCTGTGAACCTGATGTTATGAAGCCTGATAGTGTTGAGGTGTTCACCTTCCCTGTGAAAGCACCTGAGAATGCAGTATTCAGGGACGATAGGACAGCCATAGAACAACTAGAACTATGGCTAACTTACCAAGAATACTACTGTGAACATAAGCCTAGCATAACTGTTAGTGTTAAAGAACACGAATGGATGGAAGTAGGTACTTGGGTGTACAAAAATTTTGATAAAGTGAGTGGTGTGAGCTTTCTACCACACTCAGACCACAGTTATCAACAAGCTCCATATGAGGAGTGTACTGAGGGAGTTTACCTTGAGGCTCTTGCTGATATGCCTGAGTCTGTTAACTGGG